CCCCGACTCGACGAAAATCGCGCTCGTCGTGCTCATTCTTCTCGCGCTAGTCTTTGCATTACGTCGTTAAAATACGACAGGCGCTTTTTCGAAATGCAGGTATAGATCGCAGACGGAATATACTTTTTACACGACTCGCTGATGAACTCCACTTGCCAAGCACTTTCCATATCTATGCGAGGTGGTTGAAACGTGGGATCTAGAATTCGGACGGCGTGCATCAGTCTGACCCATAACCTGGGTTCGTGCTCTCCGTGCAAAATATCCTCGAGGCCCAACTCGGCCATGCGCTGCAGAACCTCAACAGTCTTGACGACCATCGCATCTAAAAACCTGTAGTAGTTCGCCGTACAGGAGATTCGGGTCCAACCGAGGGGTTCGGTGTTGATATAATCAGTGTAGGTGCGGTTCTGTTTTTTGTACGTGATTTCAACATAATCCAGGCCCGAATCGATGTCGTGGACGTGCGTGGCATCGCGAATGAACGACGGCATATGGTAGGTAAACAATTCTTTTCTCTAAGTATACTATATGGCCGCAGCTGCGGTGCTCGCGGTGGGCCTTTCCTCGGTGATATGTTGCGCGTCGCCGGTGTACTTGTACCTCAAGCCCGACAAAAAGATGATCACCGGTGGAGAAGGAACTGACGGGGAGAAAGAACTCCAGATGTTAAGGAACCAAGTTTCGGCGTACGACAAGGAGGACGAGGCACAGCAGGCGATCTTTGACCAGGGCGCCGAGAACGAAGCTGAGGACATGTCAGATTTACTTTCACTTCGCCGACGAAAAAATTATTACGAGGATCGTAGGTCAACGCCGTGCACGGCGAACATCCACGATCTCGCGATGAAAGTCGATTGCGGGCGGAACAGTGTCAAACAGTTTAAATTGACAAGCTGCAACGGCGGGCTCTACAAGTACGACTACACGTGCTTAGGCGGTATCGACGCCAAGGTTTTCGACGATACTCAAAAGACGCAAATAGTGAATAAGGCGTCCCTCGGAGATAAAATCATGGATGCCAAAATCGATATGCGCACCATGTACAGGCACAACGTTCGGTGCGATCTCGGCGGTATCGGGAAAGGGAGGGGACGAGACGGTAGTACGGAAATGGATACCTTCGGTGAAACGCCCATCAGTCAGTTCAGGTATGACTATATAGTGAACCCTAGTAATCATTACGAAAATACCACCCAGTACCTGTATAAATGCCTCGCCGCGCCCACGAGCGGGCAGTGTCAGAACTACGAGACGACGAGCGGGGCGCTCAAACCGGAGGACCTCGTCACGGATGGCGCCATGGGACTCCAGGGGATGGACGTCAAGTGTCCCGGCGACAACCAGGTGCTCACCAGATTCCAGCTCAAGGCGGGTGCGACAGCCGAGGATGGCACCGTCATCCCGCCGTTTCCCGCTCCCGGCGGTAAATCAGTGTACCGCTACGATTACACGTGTTGCAAAATGGAAACCTAAGTGAATGTTATTCTTTAAATATTTCCCACACAAAATGTACTCATCGATCGCGAACAATTCCTTTTCGTATTTGTTGACGCTCGATGACATACGCGGGAATTTGCCAGAAAAATTGAGGCCGTCGTGGGTGAAAATCACCACGATCACGATGGTCTCCAAAATCGGTCACAGCGTCGATATAAAAAAATTAAGGACCGTCTTCGAAATGATCGGCTCGTACAAAATGAAGCGGGCGAGTTCGAAAACCGAGGGGTTTGAATGGAAGTTGAAACCGACCACTTTCTACAACCAGGTCACTCTCACCTACAACGATACGTACAGCACGAAATCTGTGAAGGTGTTTCCCAACGGTTCAGTCCAAGTCGCGGGGTGCTGTGATCTCTTCGACTGTAAGAGAGTCATCGTTCAACTGGCGCACATACTCAAAGTTTTTTTGGGAATTCAGCAAGAAATACCGACTGACGCGTACAGGGTCGTCATGATAAATTCAAATTTCTCTCTCAACTACACCGTCAATCTTCATAAGGTGGCCGATTGGTTTGAAAATTTCAGTGACATTTTCAAAGTGAGCTTCGAGCCGGATCGGTATTCAGCTGTTAAAATCAAGTTCAAACCTTCGGAGGATATGAAGGAAATCACCACCTCGATTTTCTCAACCGGGAAGATCATCATCACGGGTGCCGAAACCCTGAAGGAGATCGCTTTCGCGTACAACATCATCAACGACCACATCAACGAGAACGACGAGATTCGCGTGACACCAACGGAACAGAAGGACGTGTTCGATATCTTTCTCGGGTACAGGTGCGGACCGATGGTGGAACACCTCAGGACCAAAGGATTTCAATCGTGGTTACGAACGCCGACCAACCGCCAAATTAAATTCTAGGGTAATAATAAAATGTCTCAGCGACTCGGTATGGCCGACGGCCGATGCTTCACCGTCCAGTCCTCCATCCAGCTTCTGAACAACCATATCATGAAGAACAACGGGATCTCCCTCGAGGACAACTATTCCTTCCGCCAGCTTCTCCAGAAGCAGGGCCCCGAGATCATGACCGCCGTGCAGGCGGAGCAGGGTACCGGCAAGTGCAACACCTGCGATAAGCCTCTCCTCAAGACCCCAAACGCGTACTAGACCAAAAAAAGATTTAGATTTGTAAAATAGGATGCCGACATGTTCAATTTGTTTGAACGAGGTCCGACCGACGCGGGCGAACCCCCCGCTCCGGTGCGGACACGTCTTTCACACATCTTGCCTCGAGGCATGGAAAAAACAAGGTAAGAACACCTGCCCGATGTGCCGAAAAGTATTCGACGGTTCCAAGTTTAAAGTGACAGTATCTATAACGAACAATATCACGGCGGCGGCGAACGCCGTGGTATTGAATGAGCAGAGTGTGCTAAACGTATTGGATATTTTTGATGTAAACTTCGACGTTGAGGAACTTCTAGATTTAGAGTCGCTTCTGGCCGACCTTGGCATGGGTCTTACCGACCTTGATGCCTCTCTTCTTGACACAGAATGAACTACAGTACCTCTCGTAGTTTAACCCAGGATAATCCCTCGAAGCTTTACGAGGATCTTTGATGATTTTTCCCTTCGCGTCCGTCAGGAGAGGACCGGTGGCCCAACCACGCTTGTGGCTCCACAAATTGCTCTTGAAGACGAGACGCTTACCCACCTTAAATTGACCGGCACGTTTGATCCGGGTCTCGGGAACCTTGAAAAACTTAGAGACCGATTTGACCGTATCTCCCTTTTTCACCTTGTACTCCACGACGCCGTGTTGCTTGTAAAAATGAAAATCACCCTGACGAATGTAATTCATCGGTCGTCCAGGCGAAACGAACATCATCATTTTGAAGTACCCGCGCTTACACTTTGTGGCGGCGTCCGTCTTGTAGACTTTTTTGGGGTTATCGGAAATAACGCGCCGAGGAAGATCAGTACAATGCGTGTACGTATGGTTCAAACCAGACAGGCCGGATCGGTCCCCTGGAATCGCCTTCTGCCAACGGTACGATTCATAATCACCGATGGCATACGCATAGCAATTATTGTTCCCGATCCCGCGTTTCGAACCCCATCTTTTGGTCGTGTACCGAGATTCGGAACCGCTCAGGGGGAGCGTTTTCACCTTCATCTTACTTTAACCCAGGAAATAAAATCTCAATTTATAGTAAAATGCTCCAGGAAATCTTCACCAAGTCCCGTAACCGGTCCGAAGTCGTCAAGGAGATCCTCGTTCTCCTTCTGAACATCCTCATCTCTACCTTTATCCTCCGTCTCGTATGGAACCGTTCCCTCTCCAAGCACATCACCGTGCTCAAGCCGATTTCCAGCATGCTGGACGCGTTCATTCTGTCCATCTCCATGCAGGTCATTCGCGGTATCTAAAATTCTTTGTACCCGACAGTTTTTTCACCGGTCGGGGAGACGATCGTAGGGAACGCATCCATACCCTTACATGATTGCTTGTTGCAATCGACGAATTTGAATGACGTTCCATTCTTTTCGAAATACTCTATCTGTTTACGACACCACGGGCAACCTTTGGTACCGTAAACAGTATAGTTAGACGACGATGACTTATTCATCATGGTGACGAGTACGATAATCGCGATGACGATGACGGCGAGTACACGGAGTTTCATTATTATTAGTACATCATATTATTTCTACGGCCTCCCCCCCTGGACATCATGAACATCACGATGGAAATCACACAACACGCGCTTATCGCGTAATACATGAACATCCCCGAACTTTTGGTTTCCGCAGTCGCGGTCGCGGTCTCCGCCGCTGACTCAGCCTCAACTTCCACTGACTCAGCATCAGCTTCGGCCTCTTCCTCTTCCTCTTCAGGTTCGACCATACCAAAACAATCCTTGATCCCGACGAATTTTTCCTTCTCTTCGTCAGTACACGCCGACGGGTCCGCACACAGGGCACACGTCTCACCTTTCCGGCATTTGCAACATTGTTTAAGCGCGTTTTGGGGGAACGATACGTTCTCGGCAGGTGCCATGAACCCAGATTTGCAGACATCCTCGCTGACTGGTTCACACCCGCTGGGAACGATTTCGACACCTCGAGAGGCACCTGTTTCGTCCGTGACCTTAACAGTTGACACGGAGCAATCCATTATACACTAAACAAAGAATTTTATTGGACGTATCTTCATTATTCATTACATCATCAGAATCTAATTTTGTACGCGGTCATGTGCGGTGAATTTAAATTTAGTGATCTTCGTCCACGTCGACCTCGAGTTCATCGTCGTCGTCTTCCTCTTCGGTGGCAGCGGCGGCGCCGGGGAAGGTAACTCCCTGGAACGCGAAGGAAGGAAGCTTGGTGGACTCCTCGAATAGAGCCTGTTGAAGTCGGATGGTGACGCCGAACTTGTTATCGATGAACCAGATCTGGTTCAGGTCGACGATGGCCATGGCCTTTTGACCTTTTTCGATCGAGTCGAGGGTGACCTGTTCCTTGTTCATGCTGTAACATTCCGGCACGAAGGTGCCGTCGGGCTTGGTCTGGATCTTGAGCTTGATCGTCGCGGGGTACTGTTCCTTGCCCGGACGAACCATAGGCTTGTAGAGTGCCTCCTTGAGTACGGCGACGTTGAACTCCTTGCCCATCCATTCTTTAGAATTGGCGGCGACGGTGTTCACGATGATATCGTCCAGCTCGGTGAGCTTGTTGTGCAGATCCATCGCCTCGGCGTTTTCAGCATCGAACGAAAGGTCGAGTGAGTAGGAAGTTCGTCCGCTCGATTCGTCGGTGAACGCCGAAAGGCCGTACGGAGACCGCATAAAAGGGAGTTGAAGATACACTTTCTTGTTATCGCCTGCGTTGAGGTACACTGCCTTACCGCCGTTCTTGTTCTTACGAAGCTTCGAGAACTGAACGGCGGTGGGGACGAAATCGGTGGATTGTTGGATAGAGAGCGACATTTTAGTTGGTTATATCTATACAAGGTGCCTTGTCTTTAACCCTGTCCATCGTACCCACCGCTACTCACCCCTCTGTACCCCCCCTTCCCGTCCTTATATTTACACCAAGCGGAATACTCCACTTGGTTACCTGCACACCAGTAACTGGGACTGCAACACTGTTTGCCCGGGCACCTCTGATTATTATTGCCCCTATAACCACACCTTCCGTTCGTCGAGTGGTTCGGGGCAGGAGCGGGAGCAGGAGCCGGAGCAGGAGCGGGAGCAGGAGCCGGAGCAGGGGCAGGAGCCGGAGCAGGAGCAGGAGCCGGAGGTTTCAGAAGTTCTTCTATCGTCTTGCAATCGGTGTTACCAGCTTCACACTTGTGAAAATATTTACGGTTCGACGCTGTTCTTTCGTTGGACTTATGTATGGATCTCTTAGCCCAGCACAAGTTGTGACGCGTGTCAAAAACAACTGCTTTACAGTCAGACTGATCCGCACATTTGTCGGTGCATATTTTTGTCCTTTCCTCTTTTGTACCCTCGAGTTTCGGGTTTGAATTCTTGTGAAGATGAAACCCTCCACCACTAAGATCCACACCCTCAACTAAACCCCACAAAACGCTTGGAGCCGGAGCCGGAGCCGGAGCAGGGGCAGGAGCCGGAGCAGGAGCAGGAGCTGGAGCCGGAGCAGGGGCAGGAGCGGCACGCTGAGACACCTTGGCGTCACCGGGCATGGGATCATCGGTGGGTTCCGGCTCCATCGGTGTGATCACTGAATCGCTCATACGCGGCTGCGGCTTTGACGCCGCAGCTTCGGCATCGAGTTCCATCTGCTTGACCTCCTGTCGCTGTGCTGCGTTTTGCCTGGAAATGAAGAAAACCATCACCAGGATCAACAGGAAAACGATTCCACCGAGGATCATCATACTTAGTTTTTACCGGGATTTTTTTCACAACCTATTATAAAAACATGGGTATTTTCAAAGACTGTGGATGCGGCTGCAACGGCCGCAAGCAGGAGGAAAAACTTATCACCAGTATCATCTCGGGTCTCACGTTTTTCGTGATCGCCAACCCCGAAACCTTTCGTCTCATGCGTTCGGTCTTCGGCTCGCGCATCGCGACGCCGACGGGGTGCCCCTCGACCGTGGGTCTTCTCCTTCACACCGTCGTGTTCATCCTCGTGGTTTGGGGTATGATGAACATCAGACCAGAACCGCCCAAGAAGAAGAAGGGTGATTGCGGGTGCGGGGGTGGCAAGAAGGGGGAAAAGAAGCTGCTGACGCAACCGGATATGGTGGATGCACCGA